TTTGCCTGCAATGGTTTCAAAACTAGGCGCGTCAATAAACACACAATTAGGCACGATTTTAGTTGCGTCATTTACTACGCGCAAGCCTGTAACAGCTGTCAATGTTGCTGTTACGTCGTCTATCGCCTCATTAAATAGGTCTGTATAAGCCATTAGGCAACCTGCGGGCGGTCAATGCCTAGCAGCTGCTTAATTACTGGCGTCATTGCAGAAACGTTACCTTGCCCCATGCTGTCAAAGGTTGCAAACGTGTCTTGCGTGCTGCCTCGACTGCGCCACAAAGCCGCGCCATACATGAGAGTGCCCAAAGTGACGTCGTGCCCAGGTGAAGTTGCTAATTGGTCTGCATAGCCTGACTCTTGCCTGCGACGATAACAAAAATCGTTTGTCGCGTTGCGGGCCTGCGTTAATAGCGTGTAATCGTCGGACGGGTCGGCCATGTCTATGCCCAGATACGTTTCTAAGGCTGCAACCGTTACCCATGTGCAGCTCTGCGTGTAAGTAACAGTGCCGGTATAAATGACTGTGTACTCAACATTTGCACCTGTGCAAGCAAACAACACTTGGTTTTCTCTAGGCACGTTTGCGTTAAACAGCAAGGCGCCTGTTGTCTGGTCAATGCCTATGTACTCGTACAGGGGTACGTCGAGCACAGTAAACGTGCCGTTAAATGGCGCGGTCAAAGTAGAGACAGTTATGGACTGGCCGGCAACTATTTCTGTCGGCTCTAAAGTTTGCAATACTGCATAATTGCTTAGCAGTTGTTTGCTTTGGGTTTTGTAGACAGCCACAGTGGCAGCCGCCTTTCGTTTAGGCTTGCGTGATTTTTTGAATCATGTTTGCATTGGCCTTGAAAGTTGCAAAGTACCCGTGGGTGCTTACAGTTCGTGTCAAGGTTGCTGGTGCGTCAATGCTCAAAATGCCGCGGTAATCTTCGTAGCACTCGAAACCGTCTTTGCGCATAATGACCATTGTCTTTGCAGCAAAGTTGTTGTCAACAACAAGAGTCAAGCCCAATGGGCCGCTGTTGTTAATAAGGTTTGGATTGTCTACAACGTTGCCTGCACCAATTACGTTATTGCCCTGGATTGCGCCGCCGCCGTAGGCTGCAAATAATGGCCTGCCGGTCGTGTCTGCAAGCTGCATGATAAGGCCGTAGGTGTCGGGGTCGACGAACATGTGGGTGGGCAAAAAGTTGGTTGCTTTTAAGGTAACCATTGCTGCGTCGTAAATTGACTTGTAAAGGTCGGCCACTGTCAAGTCCCAGACGCCAGCAGAAGTTGCGGCTGTAAGCAATTCATCGGCGGCCTCGTTGTCGGTACCGATGAGGTATTCGCCTACAAGGTCTGTGATGAGCGGCTGAAGTGCTGCGGGGTCTGTGAAGTCCAATGTCTGATAGCTGATATTCAAACTATTCGCAAAAGTTTTCTTTGTGACCGTATTGTTTGCAATGACCATTGTTTGTGTTGCAACTGCGCTGCCCTCAGTCTGAGCTGTGGCCGTTGCGGTGTGAGTTGTAATGGTTGGACGGTTAAATGTGCTTGCTGGCGTGCCAGGCATTGCGCGTGCACCCAAAGCATTAACCACTGGGCGAATAAAGTTCAAATCTTGGAAGACTGGGCCCATCGTTACTTTGGTCAAGAGGCCGGGCACTGAGGTAAGGAACTCGTCGCCAGCTGCGCCTTTTACAAGTGGGCTAGCGGTGAAGTCCAAATGGTCTTTAAATGCTTTTTGTGCATTTACCCAGGTGTCCCCGCCAGTGTGCATTGCTGCCATGTACTCAAAAAAGTTAGGTAGGCGCGGTTCACGTCGAGCCTGTGCATAAACTTTTGGTGCGCTGGCTTCAATTACTTCTGGTGCGTTTTGCTCTGACACTTCGGTTTCCTCCGGTGCTTGTGTATCCGTTGTCGGGTCTTCTGATTCAGTATTACACAAATCTTCAGGGTTTGTGCTGGAACTTGCTGCAACTTCGGTAATTACTGCGCCGGCAAATGCTGGCTGGCTGACAAGTGACAGCTCTAACCACTGGGCGGCTTCAATTACCATTACGCCGTTGTCGTCGTAACTAAACTTTGTTGGGTTTACGCCCACAGATACGCTGTCTAGCACGCCGTCGCTGCTTAAAATAAGGGCTTCATCGCCTAATTCTGTAGCACTGACTTTTGCCACAAAGTACATGTTTTCTGCGTCATCGCTGCGCTCTGTCACAAGGCCGATTGCCTGGCCAGCGTCATGTTGCATGTAAAGTTTTGGTGCTTTGCCCTCGACTGGCAAGCTGCCGCGTAGGAACATTACTTCAGTACCGCTAGCGTTTGCGGCCACGTTGTAGGGCACCGCAATGCCTGTAATAGTGCGGGTTTTTGTGCCGTCTGGTGCGGCTGCGTCAACTGTAAAAGTGCTGGCGGTAACTCTAATCATGATGCTAAATCCTCCTGGGTATTTTGGTTTGCTGGCGTTAAAGCGTCTGCTGCGTAATTTTCCATTAAATAATCTTCAGTATTAAATCTGCAATAAGTGCCGCGCGGCAAAACGTTATTTTGGCTCAACGTGGCTGAAATGCAGTCTGCATATGGCTTAACGCCAAATATGTAAAGGTCGGCACGACTTTGCTCAGAAGACGTGTAAGCGTAAGAGCCAGTAGCGACGCCGACAAGGTATGGCGGCACGCCGCACAGCCTGGCTAGGTCGAGCGCGCTGTACTGTGCGCTTTCTATCATGAGCATTTTGTCCGGTGTCGCATTGCTGGGCTCGTAAGTCAGAAACTCATTGAGAACAGCTGTCTGTGAGCTTAAACGCGCCTGGTTAAACGCGGCCCCAATGTCGGCTAATTCTGTGGCACTCAAAGGCTCGCCGCCAGTTTGTTTAAGGATTCCCGACGGCAGAGAAGTGCGCGCCATGTTGTACCTAGATTCTTCTACTTTTAAGGCAGTGGCGATGGTTTGCGCGCTACTAAAAATGATGCCTTGTATCGGTGACAAGAATTGCACTACGTCTTTTGACGCTATTTGTTGGCCAGCAAAATATATCTCGTTACTAATACCAAAGAATACTGGGCCGTCGGTTTGGTCGGGCGTAGTGACGCTGCCTGCTGGAAGTCGTGTAAATGCGCTGGGAAATCCGTCTGTTGTGCGGGCGGTAATGGCCCAGAATGCGCGTCCGTAGAAAAGGAGGTCGTCTAGCGTCCAAGCCATAAGAAAGTTGTAGGTACTAGCGGGGTCTGGCTGACGTAGCCATGAGCGCGGGGCTAATGGTATTTCTTCCATTTCGCCTGTCGTCTCGTTGTACATTTCGCCGTACATTTGTAAAGGCATACATGCAATTACGCTGGCCAGCAGGTCTCGACTACGGCTGACGGTTGCAAGAGACATGGCGCGGTTGCGCGCTGTGCCCTCCTGGTATTGGTAAAACTGGCCGATAGAAGACATGCCGCCGACGCCTAGCGCAGCCTGCACTTTAGGGGCTGGCGAAATGGCTGCTTTAGTTACCTGCTTGTTTGCAAAAATGCCCATGCTGTAAGTATGCCTCAAATGTTGCTGTCGTGTGGTGGTTGCCGACTTGTCCGGCAGGATTGCCAGCAACCACCATTTACAGGTTAGCCGTTAACAACAACTAGCAAAGGCTTGTTTTTGTTTATTGGCTTAGATGCCAGAGCGCTAGCAAATATCATGCAGCGCGCTAGCTCTATTGGCCCAGGTGACTTAGCGCTCGACAGGGCACTGCCTGCCTGTGTTTTTACCATGACGGCCCGCACGCAATGTTCCGCCAGTGCGTTTTCGCCAGTATGAAACAGCCTGTTTTCTATAATCATGTTGCGCACAAGCGGGGTGAACTTGAGTAGTTCGCCGTAGCCGACGGTCTGGGCGCGCCGACGGTAAACGTCTGGCAGATGCAAATCAAGCATTGGCGTAATGGCCAGCTGCACTGTCGGGTCGGTTAGCACGCGCACAACTTCAGCCCACATTGCCTGCTCAGACTCAACAGCAAACTCGACTGTGCAAGTGACTGTGCCGTCGGGGTTAGCAACTGACCTAACGCCAACATATCGGGAATCGTCAAGACTGGAATCTATAGCAAGAGTTCCCCCTATTGGACTTATTGTGTCGGTTTGGCATTCTGCCCATTTGCCGTTGGGTAGCCAGCCTTGTGCAGCTGCAACCCACAGGTTTAAATGCGCACGTAGCCAGCTAGTGCGGTCAGGTTTTTGGCTAGCGGCTATGAGCGCGTCAAGGGTGACGGTCACGCCAAGCGCAGGGTTAGCCCAGCCCCACCATTGCCGGTCATCAACATTTACGCCTGGCGGTGGTGACCAAGACGCAAAATACAATTGACGAGAAATGCCGGCGTCAATATCATTTATGCCCTGCTCGCGCATACGCAGCATCGCCGTGCTCGACTCATCGCCCGCTGTTGACCAACACGAAAACAAAGGATTAGGGCGCGCTATTTGCGACGGCTGCAAAGCGTCAAAAACAACTGTCGGCTGTATGTTCCACAATTCGTCGCACACAATAAGGTCATTGCTGCCGCCGTGTGCGTTGCCTGGCGTCGCGGCCCGTACTTCCCAGCGGCTGCCGTCTGGCATGTCTACACTTTTACGGCCTAAAGCGCGCATAGGTTTGCCGTTAAAATACTCAGACAAAATAGGTTGCAGATACAAGAAAATGGCTTCTGCCCTGTCAAGTTTGTGGGCAGTGCTTAAAACGTTTTGCGGTTTGCCGCGCAATGTTGCAAACTCTGTAAGCCACCACCCAATAAGGGCACTAAGCGCAACGGTCTTGCCTTGCTGGCGCGCCGTTTCCACAAGACTTTGACTACGCAACAGTATGCCGGTGTCGTCACATTCCAACTGCCCAAAAAGTGCATGTTTTTGCCAGTCCATAAGCGTTACGCCCATGTACTTCTGCGCCCAAGCTGCAACAGCAGGCCCGTGAGACAAATCCCCAAAGCGCGCCGATTCCAGTCTGGGCAACGCTCGACCCATCAAAGCCAGTCCAGGCTGATTAGCGCCAGTTACCGCCAGTTCAGGCTGGTTTTCCAAAAAGAGACA